GGACTGGAATTGCGATGGATCGAGACAAAATAATCTCCTCCCACCTCATTTCCCTCCTGCGCCTTCTGATAAGGAGACTCGTAGATATCTGTGGTTCTGGTGTAATACACATCCACTCCGTTTTCTTCTAAGATGCTTCCCACCGCCAATGTCAGTGCCAGCGCATCCTCACTTTCTTTTCTTCCATTATAGGTGGCCCCGGGGTTCGCACCACCGTGATTGGAAATACAGCTACTATATTCTATATTAACAAATAAGCAGAAGACGGAGCTATTCATTGCTCATCTTCTGCTTATTTATTTCCTATGATATAATATCACTTTTCTATCAATACATGATAAAATTGTTTTTTTCTGCTATTTTTAATTTTTAGCATTCTGGATACACTTTTCATGCTATTCACATATGCAGGCATTACAAATATTTGTCGAGGCTTCTTTTGGATTATTCTATCAACTATTGTTTTATGTGTATAAAACTCAATAATCGTTCCTTCTGGAACACTTTCATATAGTTCATAACATTCATTCTTAAACTGTTCAAATCTATTCGCTTTAGCTACCTTTTGATTCCACCAATTATTATTCATAAAAATTTGCACGTAATTCTTTTTCCAACACGGGCAGTATTTTATGAGATATCTACTTTTATTACCCCTATTTGCTTTTGCTATACCTAATACTATATATAAAATCCATATTGCAAATATCACAATTCCTATTATCTCTTCCACATTACATGCAAGTATTAAAACAATAAATGCACCAATTATGATATCTTTTGGTACAATATAAAATATTTTTTTCATTATGTAGCTCCTCCTGTTGATAATTATTTATTCTCTTAAAGGAGCTGCATTCAGCTGGCAAAATGCGCTCTTTTACCAGCTATTTACTCTTTACAGGTTCCGGTCCAGGTCCGACCCAGATGCGGAATGCTTTCTTACCATAATCTCTGGCATAAATCTTTGTGCCATCCTTTGTGGTAATATATGTACGAAAAATGTACATAATATATCCACTCCTTTCTGCAAGTTGCTCTTGCAAAAAGAGTGCTACTGTGATAAATTATAATTGTTCAGGTTATAATTTATACTAGCTGAACAGTAGCAATACTTTTCAGCAAGAGCCAAGCATCTCGTGTGCTTGGTTTTTTATATGTAAAAAGCATTTGCTTGTTACATCGCCTTATGATAATTATTATATTGAACTTGTGCTGCTGCAAGAGACATTCCACATTTCTCTGCAATTTCACATGCACTCATATTTTTCACCAACTCATACGGTGCCATTAACTCTCCTGCAAAGACATTAGCCTGCCATTCCGGATCCATATATGTAGGTACTTCACCACGCGCAAAACTAACCCTCTCTGGAGTATGTAGTAAAAAATGTCCCAATTCATGGCAAAGAGTAAAGCGATCTCTTGCATTTCCATCTACGGCTCGATCATATACATCTTCACGAATTGTCATAATTCCCTTTTGTGTGTGTGTAACCCCATAGGCATTTCCTAATTCCTCTATAGGAACAACCTCAAAATCAAGGCCAAGTTCTGGCAAAATCCATTCAATAAATTGAACTATAGGAAAACGTAGCGTTTCCTCTAACCCAAATATTTTTCTAAATTTCTTTGCTAATTGCCTTATTTTGTCTCTCGACATTGGTTCTACAGATATTTTTTGCATAAGTCCTCCTATAATATTACATATTTAATAGTCCTTTCCATGCTTTTTTCGCATCTTCATCCATCGAATCTAATTTTCTTGCAAATGCAAACATCATATCCCGGTCATCACGGCTAAATGCACTTACATTTATTATCGTGCTTTCCCTAGCTTCATCAATGCACTCACACAGTTCCTTTTTTTGTTCGCCATCCAAAGAATACATGGATGTAATTGTTTCCTTCCATTCTTCAGGTGGCTTTGCCTTGCCATTTTCTACTTTAGACAAAAAAGCGGACGATACCTTAAGACGTTGTGCCATATCGTAGAGTAACTCGCCTTTGTCTATTCTAAGTTTTCGGCAAAACTTTCCGAAATTAGTCAGCATAACGTTCCCTCCTATATTCTGTTTTATCTTTGCATCCTCATATTAACTCATATTATAAATTCTGTCAACTAAAATTTATTAACCTAAATATGGTTAATCTTAGAAATAGGGAGGGAGAGAACTATAATAAATGTTCTCTCCACTATTTCGTCAACTATACTCTCTTAAGTTTTCCTGTCTTAAGCAATGCCCGCATCTGTGTGTTCTGCTTTGCAGATCCGACATATCCAGTGATACCGTTTTCCTTTGCAATCAGCTTTCTGCTTGCGTAGCTGGAGTTTACTCCGATTGCATTCAGCGCTGCCACGATAGATGTGGATGTTCCGGTATATCTCGGATAATATACCGTAGTAGACTGCAGCTTTCCCGTGCTGTCTGTTTCCACGTAGCAGATATCCAGGTCAACATATCCATTGATGCCGGGAACCTTACCTCGGCTGGAGTACTGCCAGCCCCACAGGTTATGACTGATACTCGGTTTCTTGGATGCAACCGGCATTGCCGCAATGCTCATGTCCTTTGTGCTCGGATATCTTGCGATCCAGAACTCACAGTCAATATAAGCCTTGTACGGTTTGATATAACTGTTGTAAAAGGACAACCCAGTATACACTCCAAACTCATAGCCGGCCGCCTCGATCACCGCCTTATAGGTGTTAATGATCCGGATCAACTGGATGCCTTTATTCTTAAGACAGGCGTCCTCAACATCCGCCCATACCTTTCCGATCTTTCTCCCGGCAAGTGCATTTACTACTGCTTCGGCCGCTTCTCTCGCTGCCGCTTCTGTTATGGTGTACAGATAATTGTAAACATCAATGGGCAGTCCCTGTGCAGTTGCTCCAGCATAGTTCCTGATAAATGCCTCTTCGGTCTTGTTGGACTTATTGATAACCTTCAGGACTGTAAATTCTACACCTGCCGCCTTCACCTTATTCCAGTCGATGTTCCCGTTCCATTTTGCTACGTCAATACCTTTCATCATGGCTTATTCCTCCTCTGATCCATTCAGTTTGCCGTCATCCAGCAGATCCTTCACTGCGCGAAACCACTGTTCAATAACGCTTTCCAAAAAATCATCAGTAAGAAAATACTGCAGCCATGAAGGCAAAAGTTTTCTAGCCTGACTTACTACATACTTCATCTTCTGTTTTCCAGATCCGGATTTCTTGAATTCATGCTCCGCTTTCAGGAACAGGTGATATACATCCACTCTGATTTCATCAATCGTCTTGTCACGGATATACACCCATAAAAAGGTGCCTACTACCAGTGCCGTCAGCACTGCCAAAATAATTACCATGATTGTACTTGTACTCATAACTCGTATCCTCCTTATTATAAAAATGCTTGGACTGCTGCCCAGACAAGCCCTGTAGTTATTGCTCCAATAAGCCCACCTACGACTGTGTTAAATACTGTTCTTTTCGCATTGCTCCACTCTTTTCCAGGAGCACGCTCCATGTCATCGACACGACTGTCCATCTTTTCAACCTTCTGATCCAGACTTGATACCGTCTCATTGGTGTGTTTTACTTCCTCCACCAACTGAATCATCGTGTTTGACATGGTGTGGATCTCTTCCGTCACTCTCTCCAGCTTATCAATTCGATGAGTATTGGATTTCGATCTGGCTTCTACTTCAGTAAGTCGATGTTCCATTTCGGTTTCATTCATGCCGCACCTCACTCAAATATAAAAGCCGGTCACCTCCCGGCAGGGAAGTAATCGGCTCTTGGCTCTTGGTTACTATGTAATTGTGTCAGGACCGTCTCTCACTCTCATAGGCGGCCTCCTACTCTGTGGCCGCTGTCAGACCTGCCAGTTGTGTCTCCAATGTATTGATCTGATCCCGGAGAGCCTGTCTCTCTGCATGGACAGCCTCCATGTCGTACCCGGTCTGCTCACCCAAAAGAGCATACTCGTAGGTTTTAATCACCTTATAGTCGCTCGCAGCGATCCGGGCCTTAAGGTCTGCAATCTGTGCCGTCAGCTGGCTGATCTGCCGCTGTCTGGCCAGTTCCGCTTTCTCCTCTTCTGTCAACTCCGGTTGCACCGGTGCAACTTCCGGCTCGGTGTAGACGGATCCGTCATCTGATAACTCATGCCAGTTATCTCCCTTCCGATAGAGTGTAGTGTATGCCTCATACTCTCCTTGATCCAACGGGTATTTACAATCCGGATCCAAATAGAGTTTAAATCCACTGGTGTTTATCTCCGGGGTTTCCGCGTCACCCATTGCGGCGATCCGGACTACGTGAGGACTCTCTACCGATACTATGACCTGCTGTGCGGGCTCCTCAATTTTATCTTTGTATAAAATATAACCCATGTGGGCTCCTTTCTGGCGCTGTTCTGGCCGCGCCCGCCATCTGATTTACTTCGTTAAATGGCAAGTTAAAATCCGTAGATTATGATATAACGTTCCCATCAGGTGTAACCACCGATTTTGTACACTGCAAAAGAACGGGCAATATTGTAGATTTTGGATTCCGCATTTTAAGTGGGTCTATACCATACGGATCTCCATTAGCCACGCTACCAGCAGATTTACACCCCAAATATAATATATTGATACCCAGTCAGTACTTAGTGATAAATGATGTTGCTAGCACTGGTAATGTAAGCTTGATGTACAATGGAAGTATATTTCAGGAGTATTCCGCAACCGGAACTCTAAATGCTTGCGTGATAAAAGGTACTTTTATTATTTAGCCGGTGCAAATGCGAGATTATATGTACCACTCGATCCAAATATAACGGAGTCTCCTGATGCAAATGGAATACATACCGCTATAGGATTTTCTGATGATGTACATAATGCCAAGAAATAATTTGCATTCTTGGATGATCGGATAGATGCCCAGCCATTCACTGCACCCTGTATTGTTCCAATTACATATCCATTAGTCATACAAGTGTAATTAGATTGTATGGCTACAGCAGATTTATAGTCAGGAGCAATTAACTTGCCATTTAACTCAGTATATGCATCTGCTACCGCCTTGGCATCCGGCACATATCCTGCTGCCTTAGTAGCCAGCAGATCATCCTTGGATGTGATCATCTGAGCAAATGCCGGGGCGGTCAAATCAGTAAAAAATTTTTTAATCTTGCCAAAGACCGTCTTTACGCTCTCGCCCGTATTAATGTTCTCGCGGTTCTCCGCCTCAGTAAACGCGATCTCTGAATCTCCGATGTCACCACTAAATCCCTTAGCCAAATAGATCCAATTGAGCTTATCATCCCTCGGTGCTCCATCCGGTGCATCTTTAATTGCCAAATATGTACTGCCATTGTGATATACCGCATCCAAACGCTCATATGCAATATTAGAGTTGTAATCTCCTTTGTAAGATATTCCGATTTTTCCGAGAGTCTTGTATCCCTCCGGTGCTGCCATAGTTCATTCCTCCTTATGCTACTTTCCAATACAAAACATTATCATCAACTACAAAATCCACACCCACGCCATCCTTCATATAAAGGTTCATTGTGGCTTCGTCTAAATAAAATTTAGGCTCGCTGATGCTTGCGTAAGTCTCTGCACGATCCGCATCTATCTTGGCCTGTGCTGCAGATGATGCCGCCGCAGATGCCTGCTGTGTTGCTGTTTCTGCTTGCACTGTGATGTCTACAAGATAGTTCGGCTGCAGTTTATCTGCAGTAATGCTTCCGTTCTTGATGTCTGCCTTTACTTTTCCATCATCTCCAATGGACCAGTAAACAGTGTCCGAATCAAGAAATTCAAACTGCGTAATAAGTGCAGACAGATCTATGTACTGTTCGCTTCCGTCCTTTAAGTAAATGATAAGCCGCTCAGTAACTGGATCGTATCCGAAGTTAATGGCAATCTGAGCCATCAGAGTATGCAAAACACTACTTGCACCAGAATAATACGTAATCGTAATATCTCCGGTATCATGATTAAGAGTAATACCCGTGATCATCCCATTAGCTTCTATCTTTGACAGCTTAGTCAGGTCCAGAGTAATCACACGCTCATCAATAGTGCGAGTCGCATTACTTAGCTTGTCCAAGTTGGTTTTATTTACTGGTGTCTTGGTCGATGGCTTATTCTCCCAATAGTTCTCTTCCCAGTCATACGCTTTCTGCATCCTGCTTCACCTCCTGCTCCTCGGCATCCCGAGCCGCAATCTCCGCCAGTAATGCATCCCTGGCTTTCTGCTCCTGACGTGTCAGCACCTCCTGCAGAGCCATACGCTTGACCTCCTCCGGCAACCCGGAACTATCCACAAAGTTTATAATTGCCTGACTAAATTCCCTGATTTCTAAATTGCTCATTCTTAATCCTCCGGTCCCAAATAAGTTATAACAGTCCCACTAATGGTTTTTGTTCTCCACGCAACTACTGTACCTTTATAATTCATGTACCCGCTGACACCCATTGCTCTTACGCTGACCAGATCAACGCTTGATAGCTTATTTATGATAGTCGCAGCGCTGATTCTGTCCGCTTTAATCACCCCAGAGGATGTCCAGTTGGATACCTCCATGTAGTCTGCCTTTACAGTGCTGGCGCTGATATAGTTGGCTTCCACGTTGCTCAGACGGGCTGATACGGCTGACAGATCAGATGTAGTCACATGATCCGCCTCCAGTGATCCTACGCGGCCACTGACGGCATTGAGAGAGTCGATGGTTGCCTTGGTGGCAATCAGGTTGTTCAGTTCCAGTTTTGTCACATTCAACGTCTCTATGGTGGCATATTTGCTGACCAGTTCATCCGCATTTACCACACCGACCAGGTCTATCCGTTCTGCCTTGATCTTGATGCTTTCCGCAGTCTGATTGATCTCTGAAACGATATTGTCCTTGGATACCTTGGTTAGAATCTGCTGTGCATTAATGCTGATCTGCGTGGACAGGTTCTGGTTGATATCTTTCATTTCCAGACGAGTTTCATCCACCGTCCTTGTAAGCACATTTGTTTTTCCCTTTAACTGGATAATCTGCTTCTGCAGTCCATTAACCTGTCCGGTACGGTATTCCTCGCCCTCCGCAGTATAGCTGTCCCGAAGTGCCTGGATACCTTTTAGGGTACGCTGCAATATGTAGGTATAGATGGTCTCCCGCGATGTGTACAGCAGGATACCGTCTCCAACCTCCAAACATGGATTTCCGCGGGCTTCCACCTGTGCCGGACGATACCATACCACTCCGATCACGCTGAGAACGTTGTCAGCAATGGTCTGTAGGTCTTCCGATGACTTGCCGTAGACCAAAAAGTTGTCCTCTATGATGTAACAGTTATTTCCGGTACCGGAGATTGCACCGATGTCGTTCTCCTCCTGCCGGATCTGTAACTTATCAATGTGCTGGCAGATAAAATCCTCATACTGGCAGGATAAATACATACTCTTCGATACTTCCGATGTTCCCAGCGGATCCGCAGGATAAAGATCATCTGCCGGATACAGATTATCCGCAGGGTATAGGCCTGCAATCATCCGTTCCAGCACCACATACCGCAGTTTTCCGTTTCGTCCGATATGGCCAAAGCAACCATTAATTTCGCAGATAGATTCTATTACAGTCTTCCCCGGTAGTTCTCCCGGATCAATGGTCTTTTCCACCATCATGTCATCGTTGATTAGAGTGATTTCTTCCTGCTCCACACCAACATAGGCACAAAAGCTGTCTCTGAACTTTCTGAGCGTCATTGGAAATGTCAGGCTGTTATACCATCCGGATACCTCTGCATTCAGAATGTCATACATAGCATCATAGGCCACAATATCCCGATATCTTCTATCTGCTGTAGGTACATCAGAATCTACTTTATAAACTCCCATCATAAAAGGAGCCTCTTCGGCTCCTTCCAATGTTACGGATACGGTTATCTTTTTTCCGGCAAGAGGTACTATTCGTTCCCTGACTCTCAGTTTAAAAGTACTCGCCTCACACCTGCCAAAACTTAGTTCACTCTCTGAGCATAGTCTCTCAGTAAGCTCTGCACTTTCACCTTTCCAGTCATCTTCATTCAGTACACTCCCGTCACTACATTGTATCTGCATTCTTTTGGATACGGATGTATCATTATAAAAATCTTTATATTTATAATCTATCATTCCCTCTCCCTCTTAATACTCCTGGAACGCAACACGTAATGGCTTATACCATAATTCCATACCATTCCAACTTTTTGTCTCTACTGTATAATTTGGTACATACATTTCTCCCGATTTATATCCTCCGGTATTTACATCGAAATAAGTTACAATAACCTTTCTTTCCTTCTCCTTTATGTACGCTTTTTCCATTGCTTGTAGAAATTCTGTCATTTCCCATGCTTCCAGTGGAATCGTATTGAACTCAATTTTTGTTGTATAATGATCTGCAACTTCCCGGTATAAAATATTCAAACCATTTCTGTCAGAGTCCAGATCTGCACGCTGATCCGGACTCACCTTATAGGTCTCAATATCTACATACTTTGAAATATCAGTATCTCCCACTTTTAATAACCATGCCTGAAATGCCATCCTGCTGCCTCCTTATACATCCAGCAACAGGTAATTTCCAGTTGCCTTAAAGTACTCCCTGTTTATCTTTTTCAGTAGTTCCGCAAATTTTACACCATTGATTTCTATCGTATTGCCTGACGCCAATATTCTGATGATAGTCTCCAGCAATGTAATGATCTTATCCAGCTTTTCCGCAGATATGGATCCTCCCGATCCCGCTGCCGCCTGTGCTGCGCTTAGTGCCATTTTCTGTAACTTATCTTCCGGTGATACAATTTCTCCCTGATGCCTATTATCACCGATCATAGCAAGCTGTGGCGTATTAGCCTTGACATATCCACCATTCCACAATTTAGGTATCTGCGGTGGATCACTCGGCATTTCGAAGCCCCAGTCTTTTCCAACCAGATTTCCTGCCTTCTTTGCAACGCTTCCGATTCCATTTACCACATTGCGTAGTGTAGAATATATCAATGATATCATTGCATTCACACCATCAATGATCAGATTACATACTCCCTTGATAGATCCCCATATTGCTTGCCAGATTCCATCCGTAATTTTCTGTAAGCCTTCCCATGCCTTTTTCCAGTTGCCTGTAAACACTCCGGTGAGGAAGTCCAACAGTCCTCCCAGTATTTTCATGGCTCCGGATATAATGTCTGACACGGTTGCGAATACTGTACTCATGATGTTTATCACAATGTCTGCCACCTGCTTGATTGTCGGTGCCAGATACCCGATAATTGGTTTGATTACGGTACTCCACGCGGCTGCAAGGAAATCGCCTACTGAGCTGATCAGATCAAGAACGTTGTCCCATAGTGGTCTGAGATTTTCTTCCCATAGCTCCTGTATCGCTTCCCTAGCATGGTTCAGTACTGGCATTGCAATATCATTCCACAGTTCTAAAACCGTCTTCTTGATATCATTCCAGGCATCTACAATATTCCTAAAGGTACTACTCCCCTGAGATTCCCACCAATCTGTAAGCGAACTACCAAGATTTCCTACAATCTGTCCTGCCAGTGATGCACATTCTCCACCGAAATCAAACAGATCAGTGAGCGTACCTTCTATCAGTTCCTGATTGTCTTTCATCCACTGGGATGTGTGTTCTGTGGAAATTTCAAACCCTTCCGCGAAGATTGTTCCCAGTGACATTCCAAATCCAGTACAGCCTGTCAGAATATCATTGATTCCGTTTACAATATCAGGTCCTGCTTTATCCAGTGCCCCGAGCAGATTATTGTATATCTGCTCATTGATATCCGTAAGATTAGTAAATCCGTTCGCAATAGACTTGCTTACATCACTGCTCCAGGATTCTATCTTTTTCCTGTTGCGCTCCAGATAGCTTGCAATTCCATCCAGCCCCAGGTCTACCGCTTTGGCTGTAACAGCAATCTTATTTCCGATTCTGTTTCCGAGATATCCTCCCAGCGGATCCATGATTGTCTCAATGTTTCTGACTGTAGTTTTGGCCAATGGATCCATCTGAGCCATGATTCTTGAAAAATTATCCTTCAGATTTCCGAAATCAATCTTTTTCAGACCATTGTTGAACTGATCTGCAAAATTTTTGACACCGGGAATCTTGAATGCGTCAGAAAGTTTTTTCGAAATTTTATCCGCACTGGCTTCAGCCTCCTGCGTGGAAGTCTGCAAACCAGCGATATCTATTCCTGCAGATCCTCCGGATGCCGAAGAGGAATCTGTCTTTTGGGAGAGTAAATCCAGTTCATCCGACGGAAGTAATCCGCCTAACTTTTTAGCTGCTTTTCCTGCGGCATTAATATTATCACTGATTCCGGCAGACGCATCCTCCGCAGCCGCCATGCCTGTGGCTACAGCATTACCCTTCTTCCCGGCAAATTTATCCGTAAATGCTTTAAATACATTCGCCAGCTGTACCAGTTTTCCCATCAGGGTATTGATCACCTTGATTGCCGGTGTCAGGACGTTGATCAATCCCTGACCGATTGCCGCCATAAAAGACTCAGTCTGCAGCTTCAGGATTCTGACCTGATTGGCCCAGCCATCAGAAGTCCGCATAAAATCCCCAGATGCCGTCGCCAGTTTGCTCTGCACAAAGGAATACCGTAGGGCTACCTTTTCTGCCTCCGACATAGCCGCAGTAGTCTTCCCGTAGCCGTTGGCCATAGCATAGGCATCCAGTGCCGTCTGTGTCATGACGACACCAAGATCTTTCAGACTCTCTGTTTCTCCAGTGAATACCGATTTCAGCTTTGTATATGCTTCGTCCTGAGATATGTTATAAAAGGATGCCACATCTCCCGCCAGCCCTGTCAGGGTGGTAGACATATCGTATGCCTGCTTCTCGCTGAACCCGAAAGCCTTGGCCATAGCACCGAAGGTACCTGTGTACCTCTTGGCCATCGTCTCGGACAGTCCAAATGCAGTTGCAGCATTCTGCGCAAATTTATCTACCTGCTTCGACATTGCCGGGAATGTTACATCCACAACATTTTGCACTTCACTCAGATCTGATCCCAGTTCGATGCATTTCTCGCTGAAATCTACGAGCTTTTTTACAGCAAAAGCGGCAGCCAGTTTCTTACCTACTTTCGTAGCAAGGTTCTGGATGCCGCTCATCTGCTTATTAAAATCTTTTTTATTTACGACCAGATCTAATCCGATCTGTCCAACGCTTGTAGCTTCACTCATAACCAGCCTGCCTTCTAAGACAGGCACATCGGCACAGCGTCTTATAACTTCAACTCAAAAATCTTTTTACAGTCCTTATTTTTACAGCGGAAATAGATTCCCCTGCAATGTGCATCTTCCGTCTGCATTGCATTCACCGGATGCCCACAGTAAGGACACACTACTTTTTTCTTATCTACTTTTTCAATGTATATCGCCCCCTGCCAGAGAAATGAACGCATTCTTCAGTTGATCAAGGACTGCCGCCATATTATCAGGCGTTACCTTTTTTGCTCTGTTTGCACGCCATTCATTCCTGATTCTGTGCTGTTCCGGAGTAAAATGGTCTAAGATATCCTTATCCTCCTCGGCCCGGATTGCTACGATCCGTCCCAGAGGTGTCTCCGGTCCGATCCCGATAAGAAGGTCCTTAAACTCATCCCACTTCATGGTATCAATTTCTTTCGACAGCCGGATCCCGTACTGCGCCTGGAAGGATGATACGATCAGACTGTAATCTCCGATCAGATCATAGTACGGGTCACTGCTCTCCCGGCTCTTCATCTCCCGTGATCAGGTCTACTGCTGCCATGATGATCGTCTGTAAATCCTTAAACTGGATATTCAGTTTATCGATCTTTTTCCGATCCTTCTCATTGAAAATCAGTTCATATACCGCCAACACTTCTTTAGCTGATGTACCCTTTGAAAAAAGACCCATGATCTTCAGTACAGTGGCTGCATCGGAATTGACTTCTATGGTGACATCCTTCACCTTCAATACCGGATTCTCATCAAAATTCAGTTTTTCTGTAATATCTACGATTTTCTTTGCCATAATAGCCTCCTGTTTTTATGCTGCTGTAGAAATCTCCGGTTTGCCGTTGCTCATAATATCAAACTCCAGAGGAGCCACGGCTGTAGAGTCTCCAGCGCCGATATTTTTCACGTTGATAACTGCCCCGTTAAATTTAACCACCGTTCCATCCGGGAACGTCCACTGGACATTTTTCTCTGCGGAGCGGCCGTTTACCCATGCAAGAGACGCTACAGCATCGTTACCGGCATCTCCAACGTTCCTTTTTGCAGTCACGGAAATCGTGACACCTTTACTGGTAAGCAGACGTCTTACCCATCCTGCTTCCGTAAAAGGATGCCATTCCTCTACTCCATTGTCGAAGGATACGCTGAATGTCTCACAGTCCGCAATATTAACCATATTTTTTTCAGCTCCGCTTTCCGCAGCATCGATCTGGAACTGGTTTTCATAACAGGGGTATACTCCTGTAATAGGTGTACTCATTCTTTTTCACCTTTTCCTTTCTCATAAATAACAGCCATCTCTATGACCCATTCGCAGATACCGGCATCATCCTTTCCGACATCCTGGGGTTCATAGAGAGGCTGTATAAATTTTATCAACTCATCGTTGACCGTTACATTTCTTGCAGTCTCCACTGCCTCAAATACAGTCATGGCTGCCTTTTCCGACAAGCGGGGCGAATTATTCCAGTGAATCAACAGGCTGACATATTTTGTCCCGTAAGACGCAAGCTGTGGTCCTCCCAGTGCTGTCTTATACTCCTGCTGATGCTTGCTATTATAAACTCCAATGGACTTTTCCTGCTTGTCCGGCAGGCTACCCATATATACCTGATCTGCCAGTTCAAGGGATTCCACATAATCTCGTACATCCGATAACATCATAATCCGGCAATCCTCCTGTATATTTGTTTATATGCCTTTTGGCAGTACTCTGATTTCTTCCCAGAAATCCAGTCCTCATACCATTCACCTCTTGCATTCGGATTCTCCGTCTTCTGGAAATGATATTCCGGGTGAAAATAAAGGCGTCTTGCGTATGGCGTACTGGAAATGATACTGACTTTTCCCTGACTGCTCTCAGAGTAATCCACAAAAGTACTCTCATTTTGCAGATTACCGGTATCCCTCGGAAATACCTGGGCCTGCACTACATTGGTATGTAATGCCTCCGCAGTCTGCTCTAAAGCCATCACCTGTGCTTTCGTCAGCTGTTGGATCTTCGGAAAATTCAGCTTTACTGTGGAATTTACACTGATCATATCAGCATCACCTCCGTATAGTTGACTGTTCCATCCGGGTTTCTCGCCTTACGACCCTCAAGAATCCTGCGCTTACCCCCAAATATCACAGCACTGCCTCCGGATATGACCGGAAGATCAGGACAAATATCTCCGGGAAACAATGCTGTTCCGGTGATCTCTATCAGTTTCTTCTCCGTGGTCAGCACAGTTTTTGCCTTGTCCTGATAGTTACATTGTCCGTAATACTCCACTGGCTTCAATGGCTCCCCGTATTCGTTCAGTCCTTCTTGATCTATCGCAACAGAGATATCTGTCTTACATAATCTTTTAGGCACCAGACATGGATATTTCATAGGATCACCTCGCAATTCTGCAACACAGGCCTGTCTGAGTCAGTAACGAATACACATCCCGCTTCATGGCAATACCTTTTTCCATGAAAACATTCCAGGAACTTCCGAACTGTGCGGATACTCCATTAATGCTATAGCTGGATAAAATCGTATTGATTTCATCTGCATTTTCATATTCGAAATCTGCCTGCATGCAGACAACCTCTTTGATGGTCTCCTGCTGAAAAGCTGTCAGATGATCGAATCCTGCTGCCACAATCCGGTTAAATGTCAGACTGTCAATATGCCGGCAGGCCTGACGAAGTGCTCTTTCAAGCTCTCCGTCAGGAATCACGCTGCCATTATAGATCTCTGTGTACTCTTCTTTTCTTACATAAGGTTTATAGGACATATGCCCTCCTTACTCCCCGGTGTACTCCATGGTATCCACATCTACATAGACGCTATCCACCTTGCCGTCACGTCCATTGGGGAACACAAAGGTATCAGACAGAGATCTATTCTGGTACAGGTATCCGTCTCCTTCTGTATGTGTTCCGGGATTGAAATAATAGATAGAAGCAATCTTAGGAACCGTCTTACATGTCTGTCCGCATGCCACCAGTACATTGATCTTATGAGCTCCGGTTACAGCAGCAACGTGGTTACTGGTGTCCTCGGCCACCTTTTTCAGCGGAGCAAATCCGCCCTCAGTAGGCTCCCAGTCGAAAGCATCATAGAAACGCTCATCGTCGATAACTTCCATGATGGGTACACCATCGATTTCCGTTACTCTGGTCTCGATGCCGATACCACCCTCAGCGATCTGTGTAAGTTCAATTTTACGGGTAAACTCAGTGGACTGCTCCAGTGCATCCATAATAGGACTGGCCACATACGTGAGCAGGCTACCATTTGCCTTGTACCGTCTCAACTTTCCTTTCGCAAGGATGTCCTTCAGCATTCCGAATACCTTTGCCTTGGTATAAGCAGAAATAGCGGTCTGGCTGTGATATCCCTCCGTCTTCTGTGCCACCTGTGCCACACGGGAGAAGAACAGGGCATCTGTCTCAGGCACTACCTGAGTCTGTTCGAAGGTTCTGGAGATATTCTGCATGGATGCAGTTGCGTTGGTCTCATCCACATCTGCCTTGTCTACCAGGAACTGAACGTCTCTGTCATGGGTTACTGTAAACGGAACATCTGTCTGATCAAAGGATCCCATGTTCCAACCACCAGTTCTCTTGTGATTCTTATAACCAGTGGTGCTCATCTGTGTAAAGTGGAATGTCTTCGCATCCAGCCATCTTACATTAGATGTAATGAAGGGAGAGGTTAACGCTCCCTGCATCAGAATCTGCAGGAGTTCAGGACTCCACTGCTGTGCATAGTTTAAATTAGGCATATCTTATACCTTCCTTTCCTTAGTTCCACCGATTCCATCTTTTGGTCGGTGTCTGTGTCTGTTGTACGGTTGCCTGCTGTGTATGCTGCGAAGGATCTCCGCCTGTCCCTACATGAAGGAAACCAGTAGTATCTGTCTCCTGCGGTTTTAATGCAGGAATGTCCTCCAGCACCTTATTCAGGGCTTCCGTAAGTTTCTCATTGCTGATCTTTCCATCCTGTCCTACTGCCTGGCTGAAATCTGCCATCTTCAACAGATACGGGATGGATGTTACGCTGATTCCCAGTCCGACTGCTGCCATCGTCGCTGCCTGTTGGATCTGTGCCTGTCTTGCCTCGGCCACAGCGGTTGCAGCCTGCTGTTGCAATGCTTCCACATTCGGCTGATTTGCCGCCTTCTGTTCCTTGAAGGTTGCTATAGCCTGTTCCACCTCCTGTTGGGAAAGCCCCTGCTGCTTGAAATAGGCTTTCAATGCCGTATCCTCTTTTGCCGCAAGCGTTCCATCCAACATCTGCTGGATTTTTCCATAGTCAATCTGCGGTGCTGCATTCTGCTGTGACTGCTGATCAGTCTGTTCTCCTGCCGGTGCTCCGCCCTGGCTTCCATCGGGGTCTAAGAATCTTCTTACTGTCTTGTAAAACATAACGTGCTCCTTTCCATTTTGAGGGTGTCACCCTTACTGCGATCCATTGTCTTCGGTGTCTCCGGTCACGCTGCAGTTTATTGCCTTGCTCGTGTTTGGGCATAAAAAAACACGCCATGAAGCGTGTTGATTCCAGATTATTTGTTGCACCGGTGCAATTTTCTTTTTTCGAGATAAAAATACCACCAATCTACTGACCGGTGGCTTCATGTTCTTTTACCATTCTTCGTAAACGTTCTTTATAATCCTCATAGCTTTTATCTTTTCCGATGATGTATGCGGCATCTCCCATTTTTTCGGAGAAAGATAATACTTTCCTGCGCAACTCCTGCAGTTCCTCATCGTTTTTCATTTTTTCAACAAATTCTTTTTTGAACATAATTACCTCTTTAGCACTTTCATAAATGCTTCATATAGCTCTGGCAATTCGCTTTTTATGAATTTTACAGTTATATCATCCGACTGATACAATGCAGCATATACGTCCGCAAATATCTCCGACTCCGCATATCCGGGTTTACCTATGTACTGTGATTCATGTCCATATGCTCCGGCAATCACGTTATCTGTCATGCATGACATTATATCACTGATGAAGTAATTGTACTCTAAATCGCCACTCACAGCAAGTCTCTGCTGATACTTCTCCTTTTCTTGCAATACTCCTTTTTCTGTATTCTTTATTGACTCTACAAATTCAGCATACATAGGACTACCATATTCATTATGGTCGATTCTATGGGCTATTTCATGGACCAGTACAGCCTTATAATTTTCCTCATCATATAAGGGATGTTTCGGATTAATAATTATCATATCCGTATCTGGATCGTATGAAAATGCATGTTCTGACAGTTCATCTATCTTGATGCACTCATCTTTCGTGTACTGATCCACTAAATCGATCATGATCTGCGGAGTATCCGATCTCGGCGCTTTCACCTCATCAGGAACTTTATACCGGACTTCGGTTTCCTGACTCCATTCTTTTTCCTTAGCACGATACTTGCTTTTATTCTCTGGATCCAACGAAAATAACGCTAATCTGTGGAATTTCTTCTCTTGTCTCTCTGCATATTGCTGTCGGGCTTCCTTTCTGTTCTGTTCATCAATATCCTCTATGTCTTTTTTACTGTATTCATTGTCCAGATCCTCCAGTTCCGGAAAATAGGTCGTATGGCTATCCTTACACCGTGGATGATAAAGCCCCGCTGCTATTGCCGCGCTCATCAGGGGATATGGTCCGTCCTTTGCGCTTCCACCGCTCCATACATCATCGATCAGTATCTTACCAACAAACGGTAAACACTTGGGGCAGGGATTTCCACGCTTATTCATGATCACCGTGGATATCCCCCATTCCTGCCTTTTCTGCCCTTCCCCCTGCAGGTATGCACGCTTACTGGCTGTCCGTATTGCCATGTCCGCATAGTCTGCCAGTGTGTGTCTGGATCCATTGGCATATTCCACGCAGTTGAGGCCGGCGGCAATAAAGTCCTTTGTAGCCATGTCCACCGCCTTCTCATAGGTCCCGGCTCCGCTGTTTGCATATACCTGTGCATTGAAGATAACCTTGCGGTACTGGTCATTAGCCATACGTAAAACAGCGGTCTCAGCCTTTTCCATGTCTGATGTGGTCGCCCGGATCAGCGCCTCCAGCTTCCTCTGGTTCAACCGGAAGAATGCCGCCGATGCTCCCAGACTTACTCTTCTTGCCGGGAAGCCTTTTTTTATAGCCTCCAGTATGGCTATCTCCTGATCCATATCTCCTTCATCCCTAGCAGTACTTATCAGTGCTTCGATTCGATTATTGATATCCTTGAATTTCGCACCGAACCGCTCCTGATTCTCTTTTCTGTACTTTTCCAGTGCCCGGAGCTGCTCTGTCTGCCACATGGACCATTGCTTGTTCTCATCGATTTCCTCAATCTTATGTCTTCGCATGTTCCGGATCATGGAAGCAATGAGTTCATTCTCAACAGCTTCGAATGCTGCTCCGATGTCATATTCTGAATTTATCTTAGGCATCTAATCACCTGCCGTTTGCATATACCTTGAATCCCTGGCTTCTGAACTGTCTGGTCAATGTCTTGATCTGCGTGACGCTGGTACAATGATCACAGCGAAGTTCCGCATAATTACCTTTTTCCACTGCATAGATTCCTTTCGGAACCTGCTCACTGGCCACCTTCAGAAGCCCCTGGTACTCCTCCCGGTTCATCCGGTATGTTTTTTTCGCTACCTTTACTTCCATCACTACCTCCAGTAAATCCGTTTATCCTGAATTCTCCTGCATCCGTTCTGATCTCCGGCTCCGGAATTCTCTGAATCCCCTGCTCTGCCTTGAGCCTTGCGATTTCTTCTCGTTTGCAATCATCGTCCAGACTGTCACCGTATAGTTCCTCCACACAGCGCTCAATGCTCATGATTCCGCTCTGCTTTGCCTTACCGACTGTTTCCACCTGCGATTCAAATGAAGGATTGGCATATTCTCCAAATGGGAGATTTACCTCTACACTTTCCACTGCCTCATTCTTCATCAGGTGATATGCGTTGATACACATGGATACTACCTGCGGCAATACTGTCTGAAGAGTTTCCACGATAATATTTCTTGTGTACAGCGTTGTTTTTTCCTTTTCACGCTGCGCTTCTGCATTATCCAGTTTTTTTACATCAATCCCCAGTGTAGAAGGACTGATGATCCCCTGCAGGCAAAGGTCCAGAGCCGTACAGTAGGAAGCCTGGTAGCTGTCATGAGGAATGCTCGGCTGGTCTGTACTGATTACGTTTTTCTGCCCTTCGCGCTGGTCTCCTTCTGCTGCAAAATATCTGTTATCGAACGGATTCGGTGTTATCGCAGCTCCTGTTTCCGGATTCCTCGGGACCAGACAGTCCGGAATATATGTTTTGGCTCTTCCTGCTCTCAGCGCATCCATCCACTGGCTCCATACTTCATCTAGCGCATCATAGCTGTCCACCTTTCCGTCAAAGATGCTTCCACCTCGTCCTTCATATTTTGCCGACTTGTAGAACATCATAGGCACCGCCAGCATAACGCTTTTATCAAAGGTCACATTTTCCAGTGAGCTGGTGATCTGTAATGTAGTCAGCGGTACCTTTCTGTTGTCCAGATAAAGCTCGTTATTTACATACCCATATCCATATATCTCATTGAGCACATATGTCTTGCCACCTCCGCTGTATGGTGTCTTAAATATCACTTCCCTGACCTTATCCTTTTTCCGGATGATTTCGACACGATCCCCAGCATACCATTCTAAAATCGGATATTCACTGACCTCTGTATCAATGGACACTTTAAAAGCCCCATCTCCGATATACAGCGCCTCTTTGATTGCATCCTCTACCTTGTCGGCAAAGTTATTATTCTCAGGCTTTGCAATGTCTTTCCATATCTGTTTCTGTTTTTCGTTCTCTGAGGAAAATTCAAATTCCCCCATATCCGGAAGGACTACTGCTGCCAGAGTTCTCACCGTAAGCGCCGGAAGGCCTGTGTGGATCTTGCGCATTTCCAGCCCCGGTGTGCTCTTGCTGGACCAGAATTTATATTTATCTGCATATTCTGCGTTCTGCTCATAGAACTGCTCCAGTTCGTTGCTGTCACCTCGATACCAGATGCGGTTTCGGATCGCATTCCCCTCGAAATCCATCATCTCATTGATATTGAACACATACGGATTCGCCTGAGAAACATTCAGCCAGCTCCGTATGCCTCTTTTGATATTCTCATTTATCTTTTCCATCAGGTTCACCTCTGTTTATCCTCCTCGAATCCGATCATATTCCGGTATGGAATCCATCCATACTGGTTAGCATTGATCGTATGATCGTTCTTGTCCTCTGGTGTGGGGACATCCGCTTCCTCATCCCATGAATAACGTTCCAATTCTGAGATATGGTTTGTGCAATCCTCAACTACCAGATAGCAGTCCTGCTGGATCCATCCCAGCTGTAAATTGATACGATCCAGTATTGTTACCTTTTTGTAGGACTCAATGAAATTGTAAAGGCACCCATGCAGGCGCTTATACTTCCGAAGTTCTGTTATTGTCGCCGCATCCGCGCAGTCAACAAAGGATTCTTTTGCAAATCCCCATTCCGATCTGCATCTATCCAGAAAAGCTATAAACTTTACCGTTGTGTCAGATGGTGCCAACGGCACACTCAGATCAGCATTGCTATACACCATTTCAGCCAGTGTGATCAGCTTGCGATCATCCGTAATGCCCTGGAAGATCATTGCAATGGTATCCGGAGATTTTGAGGAATATGATGTATCCAGTCCGGCCGTAAACTTCCTGAAGCGGATCTTCCCATCTGCAATCTGTTTCTTCACCCATGCAGCAGTAACAACATGTTTCTTTCTGACAAAGTTGGAGAATACCAACCCTGTCGCTTTTCCGCGGAGACCCTGGATCTTGTTTTTCCAGATCTTTGTTCCCTTCGGTGTGTTTTGCAGGATCATCTGCAGTTTATCCGGTGGAAGGCCTGCATTGTCTTTAAAAGAAAAGAACCAATGGATCCATCCGTCCTTTGGCTCTTCTTTCAGTTCCACTATGATTTCCTGTGGTGTCTCATCCTTCCATTCCGGAAGAGGACGTGCACAGTTGATATATTCTTTGTACACCGGCAGTCCCGGATCATCCGGGTTCAGTGTTGCCATCAGATAATCACATCGCATGGATGCTTCTCTGACAAAATCTATGTCTGCGGTATTTACTTCATCTATGTACAGACAGCCATATTGTCCGCCGAGAGCTTTCTTCCACTTTTTCTTGTTACCGTAACCCAGCACATATATGACTTTATCTCCCCCGGCAGTATGGAAAAGCAGATGTGGAATCTTATCATCCTTTGTACCACTGCCGTTATACTCCACCAAAATACCAAAATCATCCAGTATGCCCAGATCCTTGTTGATGATATTCTTCTCTGCGGTACCGGTATCATCTGCAGCAATGATGTGAAGCTTCTTGGGGCTTTCTGCCACCTTAAGCATAAACTTGAAGATTCCTACCGTCGTCTTACCTGCTGCCGTGGTTCCTTCCAGAAATTCCACCGGAGCATCGCATTTCAGGAATGCTTTGTATTTCTCTGACAGCAGGAGTTTACTTGCGCTCATTACCCATCACCACGCATCTGTCTGATCAGGTCATCCAGTTTACTCTGTTCGGATTTAAGCTCTCCGGAGATCTGGACATCCTGTTTGTCTCTCCATTTATCCGGTTTCCGGTTCTTTAACCAGAATATCTGGGCTGTGGTTTCTCCGGGTTTATGTTTCTCTACTTCGACAACTACCGGTTCTACCGTTTCCTTGATTCTCTTGCCATTTTCATATAGGACTTCTTTTTTCGTACATATAACCTTTTCAGTATAATTGTATCCAGCCGCATTATTATATAGAGCCCGTTCTATTTCTCTATCAACTACTTCCTTTCCCCTTTTTAGGGTGTTAGAAATGTTAGTATACTTTTTACACCATGCATATAACGTTTCTCTGCGAATTCCCATATTTGTAGCAATCTGCTCATCTGTTAATCCATCTCTTGCCCATCCTTCCAGCTTTAGCAAGCCTTCCGGTGTCAGCCAATACTCATATTTGCCTTTTGCCATCCGCTCACCATCTCTCTAGTGTTGCACCGGTGCAACTCCACGAAAAAAGGCAACGCAGCTATCTGCATTGCCTTGTCACTAATTTATCACGATACTATATTATCACATTTGACATGCGAAATCATGCCATCTTTTACTTTAACTCTCCAATGTACCTACCAATCTGTTCGATTGTCTTGAACACGATCCGTTTCATCTGCCGCTCACTGTATGATGCCCCACCAATCTTAAGGTACGGGATCGGTGCTCTGAGGCCCTTGCTCCAGTATCTGATCCGGATTACTCTCTGTTCCTCCGGTTTGAGAGAATTATAGGCAAATTCCACCGCCTCTATCTCTTTTTTGATCCTATCATGATACACCGAGGTCATCTTCAGGGCCTTTGCTTCTGTGACAGATTGTGCCTTGTCCATTTCCCTGACAGGGTCCAACGGACGACTGCTGCCTCCCGCTGGCGATGCCATAATGTCCGATATGTACTCCTCATATTCTTTCTTGCGCTGGGGATAACGTAATAATATAGTTTCAATGATCCTCCAGCTCGTTCTGTTAATTCTCTGCATCGATGCTTTCTCCTTTCTGCCACACCGGAGTTGCACCGGTGCAATTATGCCACTTTGTTGTATTTGTTCTGCATCTCCTCGATATCATCTACCAGATAATATTTTACTGTAATCTCTGGGTTGGAATGTCCGAGGAGCTTACTTACCAGCATCACATCCCCTGTCTTACGGTACAGGACGGACGCAAAGGTCTTGCGGTATATATGGACCGTTGCCGTCAACCGCGTCACACCACCGCGGACTGCCATTTCCTTGGTCAGCTTCTCGATGCCGTACTCCCGCATACGATTATGAGGCGCCCTGTCAGCCAAAAATACAGGGTCTGTCCCAGGACGCCCACCGATATAATTCCGCAATGCTTTTACTGCTTTAGGTGTCAACATACCGGTGCGATATTTATTGCTCTTCTCTCCCCAGATGTTGACAGTCCTGTGCGTCAGATCCAGATCCGAAATATTGAGATTGGATATTTCGCCTACTCTCATGCCGGTGCAAAGCATCAGTTCAAACAGTGCTTTTTCCTTTGGTGTATCCAATACATCACGGATATCTTCCACCTCTTCATCTGTCAACCGCTTCTTTTGTGCCTGAATCTGCTTTACCTTGTCCACTCCATCTGCAATATTATCAACGATATGCTTTTTCCGGAAAGCCCAGCCGAAAAATGTGCAGAGGTACCGGTATAGCGTAGACTTATAATTCTGGCTGATATGATCACGGTATGCTTTGATAGCAAGGAAATCTGTTATGTCCTGTGCTGTAATATACTTATAATTTTTTCCCGTGAAATCGAAGAACTCTTTTATTCTTCCAAGATATCCCCGCATGGTTGATTCCTTCAGGCCTACTGCCGCCCCATCGATCCAGTATCGCTTCATAAGCCATTCATTGTCATGTTCTTCCACCATCGGAAGCTGTCTGGTCTCGGCAAGATCAAAGTCCTGCATCTTTACCAAAAATATTATCTTTACCTTGTCAATCTGTTCCGGCGTCAAAATGTTACTCATTTCAAATGCAATGTCGTTGATCAGGTCTGTCTTTGTCATAGGCTGTACCTCATTTTCTCATTGCGTGCCAGCTGATCCTATGGTATGATACTGGCAAGCAGGTAAGCGGTAGATGCTATCTTTGGTCGGATGGTCTACCGCTGTTTTATTGGTATCGATTGCAGGCCCTCTGCACTGGTCTTTTTATTATGCTTTTTCTATCACTCCTTCGCTAAATTTCAGCTCTTACACTTTTCCATCTTCTACCTCGCTTTCCCCACGGTACTGCTCCGGCAGGGGCATCCAGGCAATGCATTTTGCCTTTACCCCATAAACATCTCCACTCCAATGTCCTTCGTATTGATACCCTATCCCATAGGTCTGATACATGCGATTGTAGTCACCATATCTGAAATACTCATACCACACGAGAACAGCTTCGCCCTCTTCTGGCAACCGCTCACTTGCCGGGATCCACACCTGCTGATTTTGTAAGGCGATAATTGCCATCTGAAATACATCCTCACTGCAATGATCCACACCTGTTTTTCCGTACATAGGACATTCTTCGCAAACCTCTGAGTGTCGTTCACTCTGAGCCTTTAAACAATAAATAGCTTCTTCTTTCTTCATTCCGCACCTTCCATTTCTGCCACCTCCACTAAATTTCAGTTTTGATGTGTAACGTTACACATAATTACACAAATAATCAACCAAACAATTTCCGAAATGCGCAATCAGAAGAACTTATAACCCTGTCCCAGTCAAGTTCACATTTGCAGTAAGGACAGCAGGCATATTCCCGGGCAACTCCCATGCCGCATTCCACACAGCGGAAATCTTCATCTACTCTGTTTCCTGCACTGTCATACGTTCTTGCCACGCTCTCCGGTGCTAATACCTTAACAAGCCGTATTCTTCTCATATTCCACCTCCGATAAATATACATCCAGTGCCTGCCGGATCACCCAGGAGATAGGTCTGTCCTGCTGCCGGCAGTAATCCATTAATCTCTCGTACTGCTCCGGATCCATGCTGATGTCTTTCCGGATGTTCTTCTTACCTTTTTTCCTTGGTCTCGCCATACCTATCCCCTTTCTTTTACCTATTCTTTAGGGCAATAATCAGATCATTATATGTTGCCTGATTCATATACATAGTCATATGTACCTGATCTACAACCGTTTCTCCACGTTTTTGCCAATCTTTGGTGATGTATCCATACCGCTTAATCCACTTTTTATTGATACGCTTCTTTTTGTGCCTGCGCCGTTGGACCTGCTTGGTGGTAACTATAACGGTATATCCGCCCATCAGATCGTTCATTTTACTTAACATGCCTATCTCTCCTTTCGTTACACAATTTTTCCGATATTTCAGTTTAGATGTTCATAACACCAGACTTCCATCCTGCTTTTTTAGCCTCTTCTGAAAGAATCTCATTTTCTTCAGCTATAGCCATTTTTCTTTGTTGTTTTTCTAAACAATATATTGATAAAATTTCATCCACCAACTCATTAATACTACATAACATATCTCCGTCAACCTCTTCGGTTCGTTCTGCATCATTTAAAATATTTTTTATATCTTCTGCACATTCATGTATTTTTCTCATACAAATGCCCCCATAAATCTTAATATTTCAGTTTACTGATCCTTATCTCTTGCTATTGCTTCCCGAATCCTGTCTACAAACAGAGCGCAGGCTTCATCTACCGATGCAATATTATCTCTTATATCCTGAGTTGGTATATCAAGTTCTTTTCCAAGTTCATAGAGTACCTCGCAGACACCATCTGTATAAGTTGCCTCCTGTGCCGATTTCTCATAATTTGAACATTCAAAAAGACTTTCAGCAATATCAAGTCCTTTGTTCAGTCCCTCCATGTAAGATCTTTCTTTTTCCGATCTAAGCTGTGATGCTCTTTCCTGTATTGCTCTTGAATCATTGATTGCTTTGAGAGCCTTGTCCGTATCAATATTTGTTGCTTTATACATTTTTTCTACCTCCATTAAATCCTAATATTTCAGTTTAAATGCTGCTTTCTTATCGCAAAAACAGCAAAACCGTCCTTCGTTTTTCGACAGAAGGCTAAATATCGTGGTACCGTCTCAGAAGTTTATAATGTCATCTTGAACGGTCAAACGGCTGACCCTCTATTTCATTTTAGATCATCAATGCTTTCTTGCAGATCCTTATAATAGTTTATTTGATCATCGCAATGATTTTCCAATGCACAAATCATTTCATCCTTGGCTTCTGCCAGTGTTTCTGCTGCCAAATAATCCATATGTCCCTCTATAACCGACTGCCAGCCTATTTCTGATCCACAGTACACGATACTGCCTATGGTGACATTACCATCATAGGCAACTAAATCATATTGTATTTCCCAGTCATTCTGTTCTGGATCAACTTCTACCCACTTAAGATCACACATTTCCGCTACCTCCACTAAATCCTAAATATTTTTCTAAAGATATTCTTTTTTGGCTTAATCACCTCAAAACTCTTTTCTTTCCAGTCGAAGACATAATCCAGGTTGTATGAACTGAAACCGATGTTGTAATACCGTTTTCCGACCTCTCTGTATTTTATTTCAAAATATGGTTTGGTCTTTTTGCCGGTGACAATTATCTCGATTTCACTTACTTTTATTTTTTCCATCTTCCACTCCTCCACTAAATCCTAAGTTATTTACCATTCTCTTCATCATTGCTGATACTTATCTTTTGCATTGCCGGCAGCACCAGTGCCACTAAACACCACGCTGATCCGGTATATTTGATAGCAAATATCACCGCTGTTGCCGTAGATATCCAGGCTGCTGCATAAGCAAACCACACATTTTTATTTTTCATAGCATCCTCCTTTACCATCCGATGATACAGTATCCTGGCATCAATCCATACTCTGGTACATCCCGGAGCACATACCGGATCCGGCGTACCTCTGTCCGTCCAGTATATTCTCCATCTTCCCACTCCATAAGTATCAGGACATCTCCCGGCTGTACATTGTCTTCATCTTTCCGCAGTTCAAAGTTTTTCTTTTCCTCCCGGACTGCCCGGAAGTACTTGGGCAGAATTTTCTTTTCGACCGTCTTCATTTCTGTTCTCCCTGCCATTCCAGTCCCATCGTTGTGAGTTCGCCGTAGGAAAAACACCTCGTAAAGCCTGTTTTGCAGTCGCTGGTCTGAATCATATGTGGGTAAATCGCGGTTACCTCGTATTCTCTTGTCTCGCTTATGACCTGATGCCGACCACGTCCGCGGATTTCCAGTGGCTCCTCGATTACCTTACGTACTGTTTTGATTATGTCACCTATATGTATATTGCGGATGCGCGGCGCGGGATCCGGCAGGATATCACCAGTCCACTCTTTGTACTCCTGCATTATTGTCTCCTTTCTGGACAGTTGCTGCCTCTTGGTCTCAGCGGCCGCCCCGTGGCTATGTTTACAGTGATTGTGAGTACACTCCAAAAGGTCTATTCTTCTATTACACCGTCCAGATTCTTCCGGACAGA